CCTACCGTGAGATGAACGGCGTCACTATCGGTGGCAAGTTCGATCTCGTCGCTGAGGGCCACGTCGAGGACAACAAGAGCACCTCAGCCTTCGGCTGGCTGTATGGAACCAGAGACGATGAAAACCGCCTCCAAGGCTCCCTGTACCGCTGGATCGATGCTGCTCTGCCGATGCCTCGGATCACCGAGGATTACATCCGGGTGAACTACATCTTCACCGACTGGCAGAAGGCAGCCGCTCGGCAGAACCCCAAGTACCCACAGAAGCGTGTCGAGCACAAGGACATCAAGCTGCTCTCGCTTGAGGACACTGGGCTGTTTGTGAAGGCCAAGCTCTACGACATTCGGAAGACCATGGACCTTCCCGAGAACGAAATGCCTGAATGCACAGACGAAGACCTGTGGCGTTCAGAGCCGACCTTCAAGTATTACGCCGATCCCGAGAAAGCCAAAGATCCCAACGCCAGATCGTCTAAAAACTTCGACACGCTGGCCGAAGCCAATGCCCACAAGGCCGAGAAGGGCAAGGGCGTTGTCGTAACCAAACCCGGTGAGGTCAAACGCTGTGGCTACTGCCAAGCTGCGCCGATCTGCGAACAGAGAAAGCGTTATTTCAATGACTGACATGATCGATCTGACGGGTGTGGAACATCACCCAGCTATCGCTGAGATCGTCGAGCTGCTCTGCAACAAAACCCAGAATACCGACACCGGCTTTTTCCAAGTCGAGGTTGGTTTCTTCCTTGGCAAGATGGCAGCCAGCCAACGAGCTTCCATCATCACCAAGGATCGTGGCGAGATCCCGGTGAACATCTATGCTCTGGCTCTGGCCACCTCTGGCTTCGGTAAGGGCCACTCCGTGAACATCATGGAAACCGAACTCATGAAGCCGTTCAAAAAACGCTTCATGGAGGATACGTTCCCCGTGATTGCTGAGCAGAACCTTTGGACCATCGCCAATGGGCGTGCAGCCCGGAATGGCACTGACCCGCAGGAGGAGTTCGAACGAGCCGAAAAAGAGTTCAAGTCTGCCGGTGCCTATCCCTTCACCTTCGACTCAGGAACTCCCCCTGCTGTCAAGCAGCTTCGCCATAAGCTGCTCATGTCTGCCTGCGGATCAATCAATCTACAGATTGATGAAATCGGTTCAAACCTGATTGGTTCCACGGACGTACTGACTTTGTTTTTGGAACTCTACGATCAGGGCATTGTCAAGCAGAAGCTCATCAAGAACACCGCTGACAACCAGCGTGGTGAGGAGCTGGACGGCAAGACCCCAACCAATATGCTGCTGTTCGGCACACCTGCCAAGCTGCTGGATGGTGGCCAGACTGAGGAGCAGTTCTACTCGTTCCTCGACACCGGCTATGCACGCCGTTGCATATTCGGTTGGGGGCAGCAGGATCGCAAAGCGTTCAATTCCATGGACCCTGCCGAAATCTATCGGCGGCTCGTGGAACCAGCCAACAACGAAGTATCAAATAAGTGGGCTGCCCAATTCCACCGTCTCGCTGATCCAGCGATGTACGGTTGGAAAATGAAGCTGGCCGACGACGTGGCCATTCAGCTTCTCACTTACCGGATCGCTTGTGAGCGGGCTGCCGACGGCATGGCTGAGCACGAAGAGATCAAGAAGGCTGAGCTGAGCCACCGATACTTCAAGGCTCTCAAGCTCGCTGGGGCCTATGCCTTCGTAGACGAGAGCAACGAGGTCGAGATGGGGCATCTCATGTCGGCCATCCTGTTGGTCGAAGAGTCGGGTGCGGCTTTCCAGTCCATCCTGAACCGTGAAAAGACCTACGTGAAGCTGGCCAAGTTCCTCGGCGACATCGGTGAGGAACAGACCCATGCGGATCTCCATGAAGCCCTGCCGTTTTACAAGCAGGGCAACGCAGCTCGGAACGAGATGATGACCCTCGCCACGGCGTGGGGCTACAAACGGCATATCATCATCAAGAAGACCTTCGTGGATGGCATCGAGTTCTTCAAGGGCGAGAAGCTCAAGGAGACCAATCTGAACGAGATGACCGTCTCGTATTCGGATCACTGGGCCTACAACTATGGGGCCGAGTTGGTTCCTTTCGATCAGCTCCATCTGATGACACAGGCCAATGGATACCACTGGTGCAACCACCAGTTCCGCAACGGGCACCGTGCTGAAGAAAACGTCATCGCCGGGTTCAACATGATCGTCATCGACGTGGACGGTGCCTGCCCATTGGCAACCGTTCATGATCTCCTCAAGGAGATCAAGTTCATGACCTACACCACTAAGCGTCACCAGATGTTCGAGGGCATCGACGAACGTGGTGAGGACATCGTGGGACCGGATCGCTTCCGGCTCATGATCCCGATTAATTACAACCTCCAGCTCGACAGCGACGAATACAAGGAGTTCATGAACTCGTTCATGGCATGGCTCCCTTTTAAGACTGACGAGTCGGCCAACCAACGAGCCAAGAAGTGGGAGAGCTTCGACGGCGAATACCACTACAACTTGGAGGGTGAGATCCTCGACGCCCTCAGCTTCATCCCCAAGACCTCGAAGAATGAGGCCTACAAGAAGGGTATGCAGCAGCTCGAAAACCTCGACAATCTCGAACGCTGGTTTGCCCAACGCATCGCTATGGGCAACCGCAACAACCAGATGATCAAATATGCCCTCGCTCTCATGGACGGCGGCATGGATCTCATCTCGGTCCAGAAGCAGGTTCATGAGTTTAACAAGAAGCTCAACAACCCGCTGACGGAAGACGAGATCGACACCACTATCATGGTGACGGTCAATAAGCGGTTCGAAAAGAAGAGCTGACCGTCAGGCTCGGGCAGGTTGTTTCTTGGTTCAGACCTGCCCGAGCTATCGCTGGAACCAAGCAAAGGGAACACCATGAGCGACAACCCAGAGTTCAACGATCAGATGATCCTGATCGGTGGCGTGTCCGGTGCTGGTAAATCAGCATCGCTCCGCAACATCCGGAACCAGAAACGCTGGCTCTATTTGAATACCGAAGCTGGCAAACGCCTGCCGTTCAAGAATGATTTCATCACCGTCCGGGTCTCGGATCCCTACCAGATCCATGATCACGTCGATGATGCTATCCAGAATATCGAGCACGTCGATGGCCTGATCATCGACTCGTCCACCTTCATGATGGACATGTTCGAAACCATGTACGTGATCGGCCAGCACGACACTATGAAGGGGTGGGCAAATTATGCCCAGTTCTGGAAGGTGCTCATGCAGCAGAAACTGGTGCAGTTCGGCAAGCCGGTGATCATCATCGCTCACGTCCTCGAAACCTACGACGAGGCATCGCTGAGCTTCAAGAAAAGTGTCCCCATCAAGGGGGCACTGAAGAACAACGGTGTGGAAGCCTATTTCTCCACCGTCGTCGAAGCGACCAAGGTTCTCCTGAAGGATCTGACCAAGTACGATCCGAGCCTGTTCACCATTTCTGAGGATGAGCAGGAACTCGGGTTCAAGTACGTGTTCCAGACCCGTCTGACCGGAGCCACGGTTGGAACCCGCATTCGTTCTCCCATGGGCATGTTCACCAAGGATCAGGCCTATATGGATAACGATGCCCAGCTTTTGCTGGACCATCTCCACAAGTTCTACGACACCTGAGCCAATCAGAAAAACCGTAGAGAAACAGAAGAAAGACATATCACATGGGCTTGTTTGGAAATCTCGGGACCGAAGGTCTTGAAGAAAAGGAAGATCGCGTCGGCGGTGGTTCGTACAGCCGGGAAACCGACATTTACGAACTGGCAGTCAAGGTTGCCTATGCTGGCAAGTCCGACGGCGGTGCCCGGTTCGTGGCCTTCGTCTTCGCCGACAATGACGGCAAGGAGTATCGGGAGACGTTCTACGTCACCTCGAAGGCTGGCAACAATTACTACATGGCCAAGGACAAGGACGGCAAGGAAACCGGCAAGAAGCGTGCTCTGCCCGGCTTCGATGCTGTCAACGACATCTGCCTCGTCACCACCGACAAGGAACTGAGCCAGCAGACCGACGAAGAAAAGACGGTCAAGATTTGGGATGCCGATGCCAAGGCAGAGCTGCCCAAGTCGGTGCCGGTCCTCGTCGAGCTGCTCGGCAAGAAGGTCTATCTCGCCATCTACAAGCGTTTGGAAAACAAGTCCTCGCTCGTGAACGGCAGCTATGTCCCCAACGCTGATACCCGTGACGTCAACACGACTGAGAAGGTCATGCACTTCCCCACGAAGATGACCGTCAAGGAAGCTACCTCAGGGGCTGCCGAAGCTGTGTTCCACGACTCGTGGCTCGAAGCCCACAAGGGCAAGGTGCAGGACAAGCGGACCATCAAGGATGGTGAAGCTGGCCAGTCCGGTCGTCCGGGCCGTGCTGCCGGTGCTCCCCCGGCTTCCGGTGGTGGGGCAGCCCCAGCTCGCAAGAGCCTGTTCGGCGGCTAATACCAACCGAATACTTACTTGCCCATCAGGGTAAGTTGGAGTAGGAGTGGCCCCTCATTCTCTGAGTGAGGGGCCTCTCTGTGTGGACTGTGATACTTCCGACATCAATTCAGTATGGGGTGAAGAAGCCTAAGCCATTCTACCTCAACCTGAACAACTATCGGAATGCTCCGTACCACTTACTCAGTGACATGAAGGTTGCGTTCTCGGAAATTGTAAGCCCCCGAGTAACACACCTACCGCCGATGGATCTGATCCGCATCAGCTACTACTTGTTCACTGGAACCAGACAGATACCTGATGTGGCTAACGTCTGCTCCATCGTCGATAAATTCTTCTGCGATGTCCTGACAAAGCAGGAGATCATTCCAGACGATAACCCCAACCATCTCTCAATGGTGGCCTACGGTTTCGGTGGATATGAAAAGGGCCAACCCAGAGTGGAAGCCGTCATCGAACGGCTCCGCTGAACCAAGGAAAAACCTGATGCAAATCATTCTCGTGCAAGCCGAGATCGAAAAGGCACTGACCGACTACGTGCTCGGCATGATCAGCATTCGTGATGATCAGCAGATCACTATCGATCTTTCGGCCACTCGTGGCACTGACGGCTTTAAGGCCCTCATTGACATCGTGCCGCTCGGTCAAGAAGTCCTCGTAGAGGAACCCACCACGCTCGACATCGCTGACAAGATCGCTGATGCCAAGGCTGAAGCTGCTCCTGTCCGTCGTACCCGTCGGACTGCTGCTCAGATCGCAGCCGACAACGCTGCTGCTGCTGAAGCAGCCGCTGAGGGAAACCCCCCCACGACCGACGCTGTGAACGAGGACACCCAGCTCGCTGGGGACGTGTCCGAGGACAAGATCCTTGGAACCGACACCAGTGGCTCGATCACTTCGACTTCTTCGACTGCGACGACCGCTGCATCCCCTTCTGAGGATGAGCCGGTGGTTGAAGCTGAAGCCGAAGCTCAGGTCGAAGCAGAGGCTGAGGAAGCTCCGGCTCCTCGCCAGTCGCTGTTCGGCAACCTCAATGCCGTGAAGAACTGAGCCTATGGCCCGGCTCCTCATCTACGTGGTGATGATGTTCGGGCTATGGCTGATGCTCTCTGGAGCAATCGTCTCCATGGCACCCTATATCGCAGCCGCGATAATCTTCGGGGTGCTCTGCTTGTTGCTCTCCAAGGGCAAGCAGAAGCCTCCTGAATAGCGAGAACCCCCTGTGATGATCCACAGGGGGTTTTCAATTGGACCAATTACCAGATGAACTGGTGAACCGGCAGCAAGCCCGGTGCCCTCACCGCCATACCAAGCCCAGTGGACCAGCCCAGCTTGTTCTCAAACAGGCTATACCAGAGGTTGTCCGTCAGAGGCAGACCAGTTCCACGGATCGGCATAGGCATCGCCATCGCCATCAGCGAATGCACCGGGTTATTTCGGATCATGCTCAGAGCCACCTTGGCCGAGCGGATCTTGAAGTTGTAGAACCAGAGCAGACCGATATTCTCCAAATAGGCACGGTCACGACCGGGCAGCCGGTCATAGTTCACGAACTCCTCAGTGATCTGCTTCAGAGCCTGCTCAGTCGTCTGGCCCTTACGCTGGGTCAAGTCATCATAGAGCACAGCCTTGGCCACGAAATCACCATAGGCAACACTCTTCTGAAGGGCACGGAACAGTGCCGTGTCTTTGGACAGCATATAATACCGACCAGCCGTCTGGACGCTCTTAGGCAGCTTGCTGACGGCCTTCTCGATATATTCGCCCAGACGGCCTTCCGACAGGGCGATGTCCTCACGAGAACCGGCATCCGAGATGTGACTGAACTCACCAGCTTCCAACAACGGCCAGATGCTCAAACGCTTATGGCTGTCCTTGATGGTCTGGATCTCAGCTTCAAGACGCTTCCGATCAAGGATGCTATCCGTAGCCAGCAACTCAGCCTCAGCTTCGATCTGACGGATACGGGTCTTGTGCCAGCTCTCAATCTCAGCAATCTTCTTGGGGATAGCCCGGAAGATATGGGGAGCAGGCACACCCCGACCAATGAGCTGCATCACATTGCTGGCAGCATTTGCCATCGGAACGATGATGCTCTTGACCACCAAGATAACTCGGGCGTCCATCACAAAGTTCTGAACCACGCTTTCTGCCTTGATGGCATAGCGGTATGCCTTGGTTCCAAACATCTTAACCAAGCTATTCCGTACCAGAGCTTGCACCTCAGGCGACCAACGAGAATTGCCAGTGAACACATCACCGATGCTTGCCTGACGATAGCCGATGGCATCATCCACCATATCACGACGGACCCAGAAGCCTTCCGGGAACCGAGCGTCGATATAGTCCTTGGTCTCCTTCGAGAAGATCCGCATTGCATCCTTGTGGATCTTGTCGTTGGTCTGGCTCAGATTGATGTACTGGTTGCTCTTTCCAGCCTTGCGGTCCTTGTCGTACATCGTGCGAAGAGCATCGATCAGTGTTCGGTTGAGCTGGTTCGCCGAGCCTTCTTCAGACTGACGGCCAGAGCGAACGCCCATCATTTCGGCCATGTTCGTGCTGGGCTTCAGGTGAGCCTGAACCAAAGCAGGATCGACAGCACGCTCATATGCAAACAGCGTGCCATTCTGATCGTACACCGGCAGCAGACCAAAGCCAGTTTCAGCCTTGGTGCTCTTGGAAATCTTGAGCACCAGAGCAGGCTCAGTGATCTCGCCAGCCGTCATATCCAGTGAGAACCCAGTGGCCTTGTCCACACCAGACGCCGTTTGGTGGACGTTCTGCATGATGCCCTGAGCGAACGGTGCGTTGCCTGAGATCGACAGGAAGTAATACCCACGATCCTTGGCCGAGGGATCTCGGCTGGAACCAACGAAATCCGACAGCTTCACGTAGCCACGCTGGAGCAGGTTATCCGCACCATTGTTGTGCAGGATATTTAAGCTCACACCGGCTGCACGATCAGAGGGCATGTAGCCTTTCCAGTGGTTGAACTTGGCATTGCCAGTGAGCTTGGGTTTATCCAACTCATCCTGCCCACGCAGGTAGCTGAGCATGAAGTTCAAGCCTTTGCTCTCGGTCTGAGCCAGATCAGCAAGACTGGTCTGAGTATCGGACGAGAGCTGGTTCACAGCCAGCAGCGACACCAGATGATCGATAGCTTCGATCATTTCAGCCGACGTGTTCACGTCAGTAACAGCCTCGTTCAGCAGGTGAGCGATGGCTGTGGCATTGCGAAGCAGGTTGGTGCTCTGCGTCTTTTTGCTAATCATAAAGCCTGCCAGCTCATTGGCTTTTGTCTCGATCAGCTTGCCATTGTTAGGCGACAGCTCATTGATCTTGTCCACCAAGTTCTTGATAGCAACATCCCGAGAGGCCTGCTTGCCCAGCACATCCAGCACCTGCTCGATATTCATCGACGACAGCAGCGAAGCCAGACCAGTCTGGCCAAGCCCCTGATGCAGATACGTCTGCTCAGCATCGGTAAGCGTCCGGCTGAACTTGCTGTTCACGATCTTCGGAAGCTGCTCACGGAACTGCTGACGAATGCCGTTCACCCAAGTCCGAGCAATCTTGATCATGTCGAAAACTTCACCGTTCTCAGCAGTCCGTCCTATCAGATCCTTCAAGAAATTGAACACCGGCTCAGACAGCTTGCTGCCATTGAGCTTGCCCATCAAATTAGTAGCAGCAGCTCGACCGTCTTCTTCGTTGAGCATCTTTGCAGCCACGTCCAAAGCCTGAGCCACCCGGATCGAAACCTTCGAGTTCGGGCGGGTTTCCTGCACATGCTGCACGAGGTTCTCGGTCTGACTGCCGAGCCACTTTACACCGTCCACGACAGCTTGGTTCACACGGTCAATGCCGTCACCAATCGGGTTGGTGAACTTCTCAATGAAGAGCTGACTGTCAGCATTGGTCTGAAGCATCTGCTCAACCAATCCGTCCAACGAAGCCTGAATGTCAGGCGTGCGAACACCCTCACCGGAGACCCAGCGAGACAGGTTGTCCATGCTGGCGTCACCGAGATTATCCAGAATGTTGTCTACAGAGTTCCAGCCCACATACTTCGTCTTGGGCATCGGCATCTTCTTGAGGATCTCCCGGAACTCCTCGTTAGTGGCAGCCAGAGCCACAAACGCAGGCAACACCAGAGACCGACCGTAATTGTCCTTCTTATCCTTGAACCGGCCCATGATCACGTTGATCTTTTTGGTGGCCTGTTCGATGTCGTTCGGGTCATTCTCTTCTGGGTTACGGAGGAAATCATCCACCGTCAGATGCTGGCCTACATGAGCAAACATCTCCTGCAACCGAGCAGTGCTATTCGGATCGAGCTTCGCATTCGTGGACATGATGGCCACAGTATGCAGAAACGCCATGTGCTCCTGAGCCGTCATCCGGAAACCAGCGGCTTGGAACGCCTGAGACACAGTGCTGCCCGGAGCCAAAGACGACCGGACATCAGCATTTCGAACTTGCTCCCGAACAGGATCCACGTTCACATAATCACTGATCTTGGTTTTGATCTTAGCCAGCAGATCGCTTGCTCGCTTGCTTTCACCAAAACCGGGATCTTGAAACAACAACACATTAGCCATCGTCTCGGCAGGATTGCCTGAGCGAAGAATGATGTTCGTGTTGAACCGCAGGTTCGTGAACATGTCATCCTTGACGGCAAACGAACGCTTGCCACCAAAGATCAGAGCCTTGATCGCCTGCACCACAGACCGAGCCAACTTCAGAGCCGGATTGACCTTGGTCGCCTTAAGCTGCTGAGCGAGATCAGCATTGGCAAGTGCCCATGCCATGAACTCGTTCAGTTCACCTGCTTGGTTCCCGACAGAAGCCTGTCGTTCCATCTCGTCCAGAGCAGCCTGATAA